AGAGGCATACTGTGCGATGCTACTCGATGCCTGGGCGGAAACGTTATCGTATCCCGACCTCCGGCAACGGATGAAGGAATCCTATTTTGACGCCCGATATGGTGATAAGCCAAGTGAAGAGAAATACCCACCCAATAAACCGTTGTTTGGGGAAGGATCAAAGCTAGAACCGATCTACGGGCAACGGGCGGATTTGGTCTTGATCGAAGCCAAAGGGAGCGGCATCGCGGCCATTGCCGATTTAGGGAGAATGGGCATCCCCATTCGGGCGTACGACCCAACCCGCAAGGGCGACAAAGTACAACGATTGCACGCCGTTTCGCATTTAGTCTGCAACAAACGCTGCTATGTCATTGAGTCTTCACAAGTGGCCGGTGAACCGGTGTCATGGGCACAAGATTTCTTGGAAGAAGTTTGTACGTTTCCTAACTCGCTCAACGACGATTATACGGATACGCTGTCGCAAGTCCTTAGCTTGCTCAGAGATCAAGCATTCCTTTCCATCGATCCGCCGCCAGATGAAGACGATTTCGAGGATGCCGATGAGGAGCTAATGCAGCGCGTAGCTAACCCATACGCGGCGTAGAATCCTTTAAAACTTCAAATACGTTTTGCGCTTAGCACCATTTAACTTTCTTGCTTTTGTCAAGAAATTGCGCCAAAATTACTCATTCCGCAGCCAGCTAGCCCACTACAAGGTACTAAAAAGATGGTCGATGAAGAGGGCATAGGCGCTGGGCTGGAGGATGGGGAAGGGTTTCAATCTGACCCGGAGCTAGAGGCCGATGGCTCGTATACAATAGAAGCGGCATTGGAAGGCGAAGTACCCCTGGCCAACGACTTCGGCGCCAATCTTGCCCTTACGCTCTCCGCCGATCAATTAGACAAACTCGGTCGCGATTTAGCCGAGTTGATCGAACAGGATATATTAGACAGAGAAAAACGTGATAAACAATATAAGGAAGGCATACAGCGTACCGGGATGGACATGGACGCGCAAACTCCTGGTGGTGCGGAGTTTGAAGGCGCTTCAAAGGTCGTCCATCCCATGTTGGCGCAAGCAACTGTCGAGTTTGCCTCACGGGCCATTAAGGAGTTATTTCCTCCGAATGGGCCGGTTAAAACGGCCATACTGGGTGAAATAAGCCAGGGGCCAATGCCTCAGCCGGTCGGTGCAATGCCCTCCGGGACCGCAGAAAATAACAACGGCATGCTTCCAGGCCAGGGGGTTATGCCGCTGCCATATGACGCCAAGATGCAGCAGGCGGAAAATAAACGGGATTTCCTGAACTGGCAGCTAATAGACGAGATAAAGGAATATAGAGGCGAACTAGAACAACTCCTAACCCAACTGCCGTTGGGCGGGAGCCAGTACCAAAAGATTTACTTCGATGGCACGCTCGGGCGCATTCGCGCGGAGTTCGTGCCGATTGATGAGTTTATCCTTCCCTATAGCGCCTCGTCGCTCGACACCGCGCTCCGCGCCACGCACCTTCAGCGTATTACATCCCAAGAATTGGAAGACCGCGTCGAGTCCGGTTTGTACATGGACTTAGGCGGACCTTCGCCATCGGGCGCCGTGCCGGAGCGAACGCAGGCCGGCAAGCAGACCGAAAAGATAGAAGGCAAGAGCGAACCGCAAGATAACGAAGATGGGCTGCAAGACTTTTTCGAGTGCCATTGCCTTTATAAAGTCGAAGGGGAAGCCAAGCCATATATTATTTCCATCCGCCGCGAAGATAAAAAAGTTGCTGCGGTTTACCGTAATTGGGAAGAAACTGACAAATATTCGCAACGGGTTGATTGGTTTGTAGACTGGACGTTTATTCCGTGGCGCGGCGCCGTTGGTGTGGGGCTGCCGCATTTGATCGGCGGCATGAGTATTGCCGCAACAGGGGCATTGCGGGCGCTACTTGACTCGGCGCACATCAACAACTTTCCTGCTGCCGTTAAGCTAAAATCCCCGCGCGGCAACGGCGCGACGATCCAGCTTAATGCGACAGGCATCAGCGACATTGACGCGCCGGCTGGCGTGGATGATATTCGCAAGGCCATTACCGGGTTGCCGTTTAATCCTCCGTCCACGGTCCTTTTCCAGCTTTTGGAGTGGCTGACGGCATCCGCCAAGGAAATGGTTGCCACTACTTCTGATCAGCTAGGAAATGTCGGAGATAGAACGCCAGTCGGTACAACGATGGCGATTATCGAGCAAGGATCGACAACTTATTCGTCAATCCACGCCCGTTTGCATTTTAGCCAGTACAGGGCATTGCAAATTATTCAAAGGCTGAATTCTCAGTATTTGAATGATGATTCGCAGATCAAGGCATTAGGCAAGGTTCTTATCACCAAGGAATCTTTCCTCAATTCCAAAGACGTTTGCCCGGTTTCCGACCCCAATATCTTCTCCGAATCGCAGCGCTACGCGCAAAACCAAGCGATTCAGCAGCTTGCAGGGCAAAGCCCCAATCTGCCGTGGAATATGTTGGAAATCAATCGGCGCTTTTTGCGGTTGCTCCATTGCGATAACGTCGATGCAATTTTGCCGCTGCCGCCGCAGCCGTACACCAATGATGACCCGGCGCAAGAGCATCCGGCCGTGCTGCAAGGCCAGCAACTCACGACAGCACCGCAGCAAAACCACTTGATGCATATCGCATCGCACCTTAGTTTTATCATCGATCCCGTGTTTGGGGCGGCATCTCCCGGCACTCCGCCTAGCCCCGGCTGGCAGGTATTGTTGGCGCATGCTCAAAAACACTTACTCGATCTGTATTCGGTCCTTAAGCAACAAGCCATGATGCAGGCATCGCAGCAGATCGGCGCGCAGTTGCAAGAAGCGGCGTTGATGGCGCGGATGCAGATGCAAATGTTCCAGCCTCCGGCGCCGGAACAAGTACAACAGCAAATCCATCAAGTTGCGGATCAGATTTTTGGCCAAATGGCGCAGCAATTACAGCAACTTGTGTCCATCTTCCAGCAAGCCGCCCAGGCAGCGCAGTCTAAAGCCCCGCAACAGCCGGCCGATCCGGCGATTACGGCACAGGTACAGATTGCGAGCATGGAAAATGATCGCAAATCTAAGCTTGACCAAGCGACTTTGGCGCTAAAACAGCAAGAAAGCGCTGCCGAAAACGCCTTGAAGAACGTCGAAATGCAGATGGCGCAGCGGCAACAGCAATTTGACGAGATGATGGCGCAGCAAACGGCTCGTTTGGAGGCCATGGCCGCCCAAATGGAGCAACAAGTTCAGTTGCAAAAGAACGATGATGATAACAGACAGCATCAGATTACGGAGATGTTGAAAAATCACGAGGATAACCAAACAAATCTCATGATGGAGCAGATGCGGCAGGAAGGTTTGCAGCAAAGGCATGAACTGGAGACCACTTTCAAGGAACAGCAAGCGAAGCTGGACACCATGATGAACATGGTTACAACGATTGCCACAGCCAGGGCTTCCAATAGCGGCGAAGGCGATAGTAAAGCGCCGTTGGCCAGTCATCCAGAGCTTACTAAGATGCTGGAAACGATGCACAACGTCATTTCGACGCTTAGTAGGCCGAAGCAGATTTTGCGCGACGAAAAAGGCAAAGTGATCGGCATCGGGCCGCAGGCCAGCGAAGAAGCGCCAAAGGCTACTATGACGTTGGAAGAAATGCAAAGCGCGCTTGCGGCACTAACCAAGCCTAAAACAATCGTACGCGATGCCAATGGCCGCGTGATAGGGGTACAGTAATGCCGTTCTCAGTATCCCATATCAAAACGTCGCTTGTCCCGGATAGCACGGATACCTCACTTATTCGCCCTTTAGACTGGAACTCTAATCACGCAGTTACATTCCTCAATAATGGCTCAGAAGTAATCCAATTTGTCGGTGTGCCGGGGCAGTCGGTTTCAACGGGTAATGTCGTTTTCAGCAACTCAAATAACGTTTCCTTCGGCATGGCCGGTGGCACGATTACGGCCACAGCCAGCAACGCGCAAACAAATCAAACACTAGGCTTTTACGCTTCCAGCAATACAACCGGGCAAAGCAGCAGTTCATCTTTTGATGCCCGCAGCGTGTCTTTTGTGGGAGCAGGCATCGCTAGTATAGGTTATTCAAACGGTAGCGTGGTGCTTTCCGTGCCAGCGGGCGGTGGGGGCGGGGATGGCGTCAATATCATCGCGGCCGGAACGCAAACGGCCAATACCACTGGCACAGTGCTATTTAACAATGGCAATAACATCACGTTCGGGATGGCGAATAGCTCCGTAGTAACGGCATCCGCCAGTTTTCCGGCGCAAACGGTTCAGACGCAAGGGCTTGTGCAAGGATTGGTTGTAAACACTGATAGCACGGGCGGTGGTGCGGCGACAATTAGCGGTAGTTCGATTTCAGCATTAAACAGCAACGGCATAACAGTATTTCAGACAAATGGCTCACAAGTAGCTTTTTCTGTTAGAACAGACTATGCCTCAAGCAATCATAGCCACGGAAACCCGACACTTAATCTTACTAATATTTCCGGTACTACTGCTAGCGCTAGTAATGGTTTCACTCTTTCGCTCTCTGCTGCATCACAGACCGTTCAAACCCAGAACCTTGTTTCTATTCAGGGTAGCACTGGCGCTATTAGCTTCAGCAATTCTAATAACGTTAGCTTTGGCTTCAATGCTTCCACAGTAACGGCAACGGCATCCTTCAGCCAATCAAACCAAACAGATGGGATGTACGCAGTAGGAAATACTACGGGGCAAAGTAGCAGTTCGACCTTTGACGCCCGCACTATGTCTATTTCTGGTGCCGGCGGGGCCAGTGTGGGGTATTCCGCTGGCAATGTAATCATTTCTTGTCCTAGCGGTGGCGCCGGGAATGGGTACAACATCCTGGCGGCAGGTACGCAGACAGCCAATACAACCGGAACTGTTGTTTTTAACGACGGGAACGGTATCACGTTCGGCATGAGCAACAATAGCGTTATTACTGCTTCTGTTGGTGATGTGCTTCGTAGCTACTTCAACCCCTATGAGCAAGCCATCTCTGTCGCGTCAACAGCAGGCGCAGGAACCATATTTGTAAGACCATTTAATATGCCGTCGATTACATTCGACAGAATGGCATTCCCCATAAACTATACACAAGCCAGCAATAGCACCTTGACTGTAACCATTTCAATGGGGCTAGGTTTTTATACAAAGAACGCTAGCACAATGTCGTTGCTAACTGCTTTTACAGGCAATGTTACGGTAGATGGCAACGGGACAGTTAATTCTGGTTCATTCCTAGGGGCTAAACTGCTAAGTTTAGGCGCTTCCGGCAGCCTTAGCGGAGGCGTGTATTGGGTGGGGCATTGGTCCAGAACGTCTTC